TGTTTTCCATTATGTTGGGTTTATATGTTACTGATAAATGCGATAATTAATGTAATGCTGATTACGGTAATGAGTATCATTGTACCTAATGCAGCGTAAAATTCTCTTTCTTCGTTTCGCTTCTTGTTTTCGTAGTTCTTAACTTGTGGCTTTACTACGGTTTCAACAATATGCTGCGCCTTGCGCTTGTATTCTTTTTCGTTTATTTTCATAATATAAAAATTAAATATCCAATTGTTATCCCTGCTAACAGGTGTAATAGTCGGTAGTAGTTTTCGTAATTCATTGTTCTTCGTTTACTATTTCTAATGTTCCATTGATTGAATAGCCAGTCAATCGAATCAACTGCTCAATGTGATAAATCAAGTCCTCAAGCTCCACATCCTCGTGGTCAAACTCATAGCTGGCTTTATGTCCGTAGTGGGTTATTTCTATTTTCATTGTTCTTGTTGTTTAGTTAAAAAAGCCTTTTTCGCTCAAGAAGGCAATAACTCTATCTCCCTACGATGAGAACCGACACTTACTCGGCAGGCTACGTTCCGCACGTCTACGGCATTTCTTTTACATTTCGTGTTTAGATATGTGGCAATTTTTACCCCTTATCCTTGTCCAGTTTTTTGTGCAATAAACTTGACATCTGCCTTTAGCTTTTCTATGTACAGCGTGGCATCCATCAATTCTTCCTGCAAGTGATTTAACCAATCGGTGAGGTCTAAATCAGTTCGTGTTAACATAGTGCCGTACTTCTCTATTCCTCGTTGTGAGCGGTCATAAAACTTGCTCATCACTTTGAGTACAATTGGGTCTTCTACTTTCTGGTTCATAGGAATTTCATTAGGGCGTTGTAATACTCACGGCAATACCCTATCTTCTCTTTGATTTGGTCGATTACCTGTTCGTCTTTTTGTACATAGAATACTTTTACTCTGCGGTTCTTAGGTACTTGACTGAACTCGTGTTTACGTAAAATCTCTTCTCTTAAATCGTAGTCCTCATCAATCTTGTGCAGTTTCCAATGCGCTCTGCGAATTTCATCCTCTACCATTTCGATAGGAGTGTCTACAAGGCAGTAGCAAAGCATTGACTGCTGCTTACCAGTTAGCCACATATAACCTTGAAGCTGATAGAAGTAGTCTTTGTTAGGGATTTCGGTATCAAAAAACGGAAAGGTAGTAGCATCCCAACTTGATTTTACGTCAAGCAATACATCTTCCGTGTTTACGTCAGGTGTTCCCTTAACCCAATCGTTCTCGAAATACTCTTCGTTCTTGTAAATAAATTTCACGTCTAAGACATCATTGACAAGTGAGATAGATAAATCCTCAACTGCGTTCCCTTTGTCCGTGTAACGGCTTGAAAAGTCCTTGCGGATGCCGTATTTCTCTTCTAATACAAGTTCGTGTATGTAAGTTTTAGCCGTTTGGCTTAGTAGTTCGCCTTTAGAGCGTGGTGTTGCCATTATTTTACCTATGGCAGAACATCGAATCTTGAGAGCTTTCATAGTGCGTTGAGAATATCAATTTGACCTTCAGTTAATAAGAATGATGCTTCGAGTTTTTCACGAGTATACTCACCTTTGGCAATGGCTTGTACTGCTGCACTGAAACGCTTTTGGTCAATTACAGGAAGTTTCTTCTCCGTCTTTACTTGCTCACCTGATGCGTCCGTGTCTTTGTCGGTTACTAACCCAAGTGCAGAGCTTAAAGCATAACGACGGTAGTACGTTACACCTGAACCAAAGCCTTGATAGTCATTCATACCCTTGAGCTGAACGTAAGGAATCATACAAACCGATTCCATAAACTCACCGCTTTCGTGGAAGATAACCGTCTTGAGGCAGTTTTGCCCTTCTTGGTTTGTAAGTTGTTGGGTAAATCCGAGTCCGTGTTTCTTTAGGATAGGATTGATTACCTCAAAAATCTTAGGTAAATCTGCGTAAGAATACCCGTAGCCTTGTGTGGCTTTGTGAATTACTGGCACTTCCTGCTGAAATGCTGCCAAACTTTTAAATAAATTTTTCATAGCGTGTTATTTTTATACAAATATATACATTATTTAGATATAAATATACATTTAGTTAAATATTTTTAAATAAATCTTCCATCGGAAGCAATATTCCTTTACTAGTGTTTGAATCCCCACCTAAAATATCTCGGTTTGTACCTATGTATTTTCTGCACATCTGCTTTAATTCGCTTGTTTCAATCAATATACTTCGTGTTTTACTAAACCAATACACCCACCATTTAGCTTCAGTTGTGCTGATTCCACTTTTCTTACCTCTGCTTTCATATTCTACGAATAGATTGCCAGTCTCATAGCACTTAAAATCGCGTTTAACTTCGATTGTAGACGCTATCACCTCGCTTAGTAGGGTTTCATACTGCTGACCGATTTCTAGGTCGTAACGGAAGTCGCTATTGTATTTCATTTTTAATCTTGTTTTTGTAGGTTTTGATTATTTCTTTTAGTTCGTCTACTGACCATCGCTTTTCTAAATGCGCTCTACCTTGCAATTCAATCAATTTTTCTGCTCCTATTCGTTTTTCTATACCGATTTGATAGTTTAGTAGGTTTCCAGACAAAAAAGTGTTGCAGTGTTCACATTGCAAGTGGCAGTTGTCTTCGTCAAACCTTACGTTTGAGTGACCTCCTTGAGAGTAGTAGTGTCCGCAGTTTTTTTTGAGCGGTGGTTTTTCGCAGCTTATGCAGTTCAATCCTTTATCACGTTCCCTTATGTACTTATTGAAGACTACCTGTGCTTCTTTTAACCAATCTGAGGTGGTTTTTAGGTTTTCTTTCATTCGTGTTTTAGTCTGCTTCCATTGCTTCTCTCTTGCCTCAGCTACAAAGGCCCTAACACACTCGTCTTTCAGGCAGTATTTATGATTAAAGCGCACAGGCTCAAACTTCTCTTTGCAGTTCTTACAACGTGGCATCTTTGTATTTTAGTTCGTCTTTTAGTTCCTGATAGGCTACTCGCAGTTGAGCGTTTCGTCTTGCAAGTTGGTTAAGCTCTCGGTTTAGAGATGTTATTTCGTCTTCAAGCAGGTTTATAACCTGAATAGTCTCAAGTAAATACTGCTCGCTTTCTTTGCCTCCGTTGATGTAGTCTTTAGCTTCAGGCTTTTCCTTTTCAAGTTTCTCTCTAACGTTTTTGATTCGTTCTTTAACCGTCCATACGGTTGTTTTAGCCCATAAAATTTTAAGTGATAAGTCCATATTAAAAAGGGTTTTTGTTTGCAAGTCTACGAAGTTTCTCTGATGTAGTTTCCATTTGTCCGTCTTTTGGTATCTCAATTTTACGTTGTGATTCCTTCTTGTAAGTAGTGCCTCGGTTTGCATAAACACGATTTCCTTTGAAGTCAAGCATATAATACTGGTAACGTTCAACATCCAAGAACATTTTGTACACTCCGTTTTTTGATACACCTTTTGGCTTGCTTTTGGCTACCTTTAAATGAACTTCGTTTTTTTCTGCTCCTACACCGTCTGCATCTCCAAGTCCGTAAGGTGGTCTCCACGGAATTAACACACTTAAACCCTTTCTAAACCATACCTGCCCACCTGCAAAATCTCGTGCGCTCGGCATAGGAAAATAACTTATGTCAGTTCCTGCTATTGTTTTAGCAGCTACCATAGGTTGGTCTCTAACGTGATTGATAACGCAGTTATGTCTACCTGTTTTTCTTGCGTTCTTACGCACAACACCAAGAATCCTACTCAAGTATTTATCCTCACGTCCTAAATCTGAGGCTATAAACTCCTCGGTTAACTCGTTCCACGGGTCAATCGTAGTGGTATGGATTTTAATACCTTCCTTAAGTTCAATCTCATCTACAAGTTGGTAGAATTTAGTTATAGTCAAATCCTCGTCAATTGGGTCTATAACAATGAAATGCTCGTTTATAAACATCTCTGCGCTTACTTGCTCTCCATTGGTCATTGAGTTTTTACCTTGAACGTATGGCTTTCCTATGTACTTGTAGCAAAGCTCCGAAAATATCTCGGCACTACTTCCAGTCTCAGGACTAAATACAACGTGATTCCAACCGTGCAAACACGAAAGGTTTATAAGAAACTCAAACCATAACTCCGTCTTTCCTGAGGCAGGCGCAGCGCCTATGTAAGTTGTAGCTCCTTCTTTGATTGTAAACGGAAGCATATCCCAATCCCATCCGATTGATTTACCTTTAACATCTACCTGTTGACGTACGGCAAACATTTCGGCATTAAGGTGTGTAAGTCTTTTGTACATTAGTCGATAATTGTTGTAGGTGCGTTAAACTTCGGTTTGTTACGTTCCTGAACGTTTTTATTCCAACGATTCAAACGGGCATCTAAGTTAAAACTTGTTTCCTTTTCGTAACGCATTTTTTTATCTCTTTCTCCGTGTTCAGTCCAATAGTCGTAGAAGTCTCTAATCATAGATTTTCCGTAAGTATCCACAAAAGAAGTTAACTTAAAAGCAAACTCCTGTTTGCGTTCAGCTATATTATATTCTTTATCTTTATCTACTTCTTTAATGCTTGAGCCTTGCTTTAGCGATGCTTTAGCCCTGCTTAAGCCACCCTTGCGACCTGATTCACTGAGTTTCAATCGTTTAGATTCAATCTCTTCACGCTCCTTATCTAAAAACGTAATTACAATTTTATTTTTTTTCGTCTTTAAATAATTTTTTTCAATCAATACATCAACTATTGTAGCGTTCCTTAAGCGTAGCTTTGCTTCGTCTATTGTTAGGTTATTATTCCTATTCCAATATTCCGCGCACACGCTAATAAATGCGCCTTGTAGCTCGAATGATTCGTAGCTTATGTTACCAGTTATCCACTCGGTAGCATTAAATTTAAAAAATGGTAATTCTTTGCTCATCTTACTGCACTAAAATAAAAAAGCCTCGTCGGGTTTCGTGGTGCAGCACTACTCCCCAATGAGGCTAAAATGTTTTAAATGGGTCTGCACTCCCTTCTACAAATATAAGTCAAATACTTTAATTTGTTTCGTCAGCTATAAACTATTTTCGTACTTGCCCAATTTTATATGTCGTTGAATCTTTTTGAACTGGGTGTAAGTCTTTGCCTTGAGTACGTCTTTTTGTAAATCAGGTGCGTCATCGTAGTAAGGAAGCGTAGCACCGTGTAAGACATCATCTATTTGCTTTGTAGCAATCTTGTAGTCTTCGTATCCGAACCGATGTAAGTCTTCGTGTTGACGTAGTCCGTGAATGATTGTAGCGTGATGTTTACCTCCGAACTTCTTGCCTATCTCGTCTAATGAGAATCCTAAAACACGGAGTTCATTATAAAGGTAATAACGCTTGTAAATATACTCCCTGCTGCGATTCTTTGACCATAGCTTGTGCTGCTCTATAATCTCTTCTATTAGTTCTAATTTCGTCATTATGGTTCTATTGGGGTTACTATAAATTTTCCTAACTGGTATTGTCCTGTTTTTAGCAAATCCTGCTTTTTCCAATAAGCTAATGATTGTGAGGTAAGTATCCATTCCTGAACTACCTTTTGTCCTATTTTGTATGTTAGTTTATATCTCATCTTTACTAATTTTGTTGTAATAGTAAACTCCAAATCTTTCTATTTCTTTTTTAGTTGTTTCATATATAGGAATCAAATTGAAACCATTTATGTTTCTTAAACCATCGTAATATGTTTTCATTATCTGCTGCTTTTCTTTTTCAAGTTTAAACTCAAGCAGTTCAATAATCTGCTCGCCTGTGTAAACATTTTGCATTCTGTCGTTTTTCAGAAACTTTATTAATTCTTGTATTGCGGTCATAGCTTTTCTAATTCGTGTTTTACTTCTTCCCAATAATCTATTGTTAGTCTATTTTGCCAATGATGCTCGTGTAAAGCCTCAATTACTTCATCAACTGCAATCAATGCGCAATGTTTAGCAGCTAAAGGATATTCAACCCTAAGCATTTTTTCATATAACTCTTTTGCTTTTTCTTTAGGGCTCATATCTCTTGCATTTTGATTTCACAAATTCGGTTATAAAGACCAAAGTTAAAGTTATCCCAGTACCTATTGAGTTGGTAGTCTCTAAATGAACCACCAAGTCCCCTCGTCGTTGTATTCTTCAACATAGGCATCTTCGAAAGTGTTTGCTTCGTAGATTTTTTCGAGGTAGTCATCGCAGTCTTTTGTTTGTTTGATGGTAAGGATTTCATTGTAGTATTTTTTAGTGATTTTGTAATTAGAATAAGAGTCGTAAATTTCTATTTCGTATTCGGCTAAGATTTCGGCGTTCGTGTCCGTGTCGCCTTCGTCCCATAGCGTGACGAATAAGTACACAAAATTCTTGTCGCTATCTCGGTAGACTTCAAAGTCTTTAAGTTCTGTTACAATCATCTTATTTGAATTTATCGTTGTAAACGTGGTTCATATATTTGTCAAAAGACGGTTTCAATTCGTAGCTTTGTTTTTGATACGTTTGATGGTCTCGTGTTTTTGCATCCAACATAGGATAAGTGTTTGTACTGGTAAGCCACATAAGAAATAACATACCTAATACGGCAACTACTGCTCCTCCTAAAATCTGCTTTTCGTCTTGGTTCAAGTCCTTAAACAAAAACGAATACTTTCTAATTGTTTTCATTCTCTTCAATTTTATCTTTTAAATTACTAATTGCTCCCCATTGCGCTTGGGTGTGTAGCGTGGCTTCGTCGTTATAGCCAAAGTATTTACGTTGTTCTTGAAGCTCTGCGTAAAGCTCTCGTTCTTCGTTGAATATTAGTTCTAAAATTTCGTCTTTTGTCATAGCGTTGTTTTTAAATGTTATATGCAAATATATATATAAGGTTTCAATTATCAACAACTTTTTTTAACATTTTTTTAGATTTCCTTATTTTACAAGGCTTTCAGACGCAAACTTTTTTTCACGTTTTAAGGTTTTACCCTGATTTTGTTACAAAATTCGTCAGGTTTTACCCTTACTTTGTTACAAAACGTACCCGAAAAGGTGTCAAATTTCCACTTTAAAGTGGGATTATACCCGATTAGGTATACTATATTCAACAAAAAAGCCCCCAATTAAGGAGGCTCTTACGCTATGAATAATGGCAGGTGTCACAAATATACTTAGAATATGTGACTAATTCTACAAACTTGTCCGTGTTTTTTATGGTGCAAGAATCCTTCGATAGCTTTCGGAGCGTGTTGATAAGCATTTCTATGATGCCAACTATCCGTTCCTGATGGTGAGCGCAACGATTCTACAGTTACTCCTTGATAGTCTTTCGACATTTTATGGTGAACGTGGTGCATATAAACATAACGATGCTTAGTTAAGCTCCAATCTAACGGAAACTCGGTAGCTAACAAAAGCGGTAAGTCCTGCTGCTTTGCTCCATCTCCGTGAGTGGTTCCTATCAGGTTCTCTCCGTATCTAAAAGCCTTGCGATGTGAAAGAGAGCAGTCGAAAGTAATGTTTGTAGCTTGGCGAAAATGTGTTTTGATACAATCAGCAAGGAAGAATCCGTGAGTGTAATCGTGGTTAGAAGGATTGAACACAAAATGTACATCAGCCAAAGCGATAAGTTTTTCAAGTAAGTCAACATATAATTGTTTTGCGGTTAAAAAATTGCGATACCACATCCCATCGGTGTCTTGTGGAGTGCCTGAGGTTGTAGTTCGTCTTGGAGTATCTATGTGTAGAATATCGTTTCCACCAACGAATAAAATTTTGTCTATATGAAAGCCTGCGGACTTGTCTAAAATGCCTTGTACGCCTTCTAAAACACGTTGTACGGCTATTTGAGAGTTGTAATCTTCTCCAGTTTCAAACGCATCGCATAGTTTACCTATGTGGATGTCAGCAGGGTCTATGACTAACAGGTGTCCTTCTTCGCTTTGGGTTCGTGTTATCGTAGGATAAGACGGACTATGCTTTGCCATTTCTCCTAACAACTCATCTTTGAACTCGTTGAACTTGTCTTCTTGTCCGTTAAAGTTTGGATTCTTAAAGAATAATGATGCCTGCTTAGATTTTAACCATCCGTGTTTTACGTTCTTGTCATCTAACCCCATTGAGTTAGATTCTTTTTTTATCGCTCTGTATTGTTCAATGATTTCTACCTCATCTGATTTTAAGCGATAGCGTGTTTGTCTCATAGCGTTGGTTTAAAGTTGCGCAGTAGCCAGTTTGTTATCATTCCTACTACAAATCCCAAAACTAACAATAATATGTTCGGTTTAGGATTTTTGCGCTTTTCAGTTTTCCATTTGACGACCTCTACTTTTTCAATCATTCGTAGGGTATCTCGTTTTAGTTTGTACTCAATACGCTTCTCAAATCGCGTTTGAGGCACGAAAGAACGCTTGTAACGAACGATTGTATCTTTTTGGACTAATACCCTTTCCCACATAATAGAGTCCCTTAAAACGTACGGAATTGAATCAACCGAAGTTATTTGAATTGTATCGGCAACCTCGTCGCATTTGTAACCTTTTTTAAAGGCTTTACGGACGTGGTAATTTACCGAGCAAGATGTCGCAAGTATTGCCAATAAAAGCGACAAAATAACGGAACTAACCGCCAATTTCGAAGTGCATCCAATCATAGTTCTTTTCTTTACCGAGTGAAATAAATCCGTGTTTGTAGAAAATGTCAATCATTTGCTTATACTCAGGACGGGCAAAGCGTGCAGTCTTAGAAGTTTCTTTCAAAGTATTTCTCGCAGGGTCTAAATCAATAGCAATACCCCAAGCGTGCTTAGACCAAGACGAACCGCCTCGCATTTTACGAAAGTTAAAACAACCTCCGTAAAGGTCTATTCCGAGTTCAACAAGGCGATTGTACCCGTAGACCTCTAAAAGTTCGTTAAACACGTTTAAAAACGCATCAGCGACAAGTTTATGGCAACGCATCTTTGTTACTTTGGTGTCTAAATCCCAAGCAATGCGCATAGGGTAGGGTAGATTAATAGTAGTTAAATACGTTCCTCTTTCGTTGGGTTGTCCGTATTTTGCTAAGGCTTGAGCGGTTGTTATCATTTGTCTATTTTTTTACTCCATACAGTTAAACCTATTGCAGTTGCCGAGTAAGTAAGTAGCCCGACAAATACAAATTCGTGAACTTTAAACGGCTTGAATAGTGGTATAATAGCATAAAGAACCGCAATCCAAAACGACGTAAAAGCGGATAGTCTTTTTATAGACCATTTGCCGTTAGGCTTTAGAGTTTCGTTTATTAGTTCTTTTATCATTTGGCAATACGGCTAAAAGTTTTTCGGGTAGGTCTATTCGTGTTTTCGTAGCTTGTTTAAAGCTTTGAGTTTTGTAACAGTCGTAAAGCGCAGTCTCAACTTTGTTCAATCGGTTGTCCGTGTGCCACAACCATAAGCAAAGAACACCAGTTACTCCGTATTTTTTTACAATGGTAACAAACTCAGTCATTAGAATGGAGATGGTGTTGGTTTAGCAATATACGGAATCAACTCAAGGTCTTTCACCCACAACGTATCTTCGTTAGTAGTGTAAATCATTTCCTCTGTTGAGATGACCCAATTATTGTCGATGTCCTGAATAGGGTTGTAGATTGAATCTGCTGAGTAGTAAACTCCGACTAATTCGTCTTTTTGCACCTCAGTTAATAGTCCGACTAAGGTGGTGATATCTTCGGTTGTGATGTCTGCTAATTTCATACGTTTCTTGAAAGTGCTGTTTGGAATGCTTGAACTCGTGTGTATAGGTTAGCTGCTTCGGTGTCGGTTAGACCATCTCCTATGGTTGAGAATGCAACTTGTTTAGTTGTAAAATATGCTTGAGTTCCATTATTGTTTAATGCTCCTAAACTAATATTTTGATTCGGTCTACTTGTTGACGCTTTATTATCTGTTAAAGCAAGACTGCCATTTGTGTAAAATTTACCTGTTGTAGAATTAATTCTACTTCCTACAAATAAACCTGTTGATGGTGTGAACGGAGTTGATGGAGTATCAAGTGAATTTATACCGTGATAAGCAAGTAAAGAGCTAAATCTATAACATAAGAAATGCGCAGGTGCATTTGCTCCTATTTCTATTTGGTTATCTGTGGAATTATTTGTCCTTGAATAATAACTAAGGTGAGCAGAATTTAATTGCCCATTTAAAGACGGATTGAACTTCGTATCAGCATATCCATTAGTTCCATTAGGAGTAGCCCCATTACTTGAATGCGTCCATCCTCCGTTGAATACTAATCGGAAAGCAGCGTCTAAATCTCTCGGGTCTTTTAAGTTCCATTTGTGAGTTGATGCAGTTCCACCAACAAACGGATAAATTGCTTTCATCTTTGTCCAAATGTTATCCGACTTCAATCCTTTAACAAGATTGTCAATTGCCAGTTGTTGAGTAGGGTTTGTAATTGCAGCAGCAGTAATAAAAGCCTGCGCATCGGGGTCCGTAGTAAGTCCTACAATGTCAGTAGCGCCTGCCCAAGATTTAGCGTGAGAATCACCCCAAGCAATTGCGTTGTTTGCGCCTTGACCCCAACCTATTGCGTTGTTCGCTGCGCCATCTCCCCATCCGTTGCTATTTGCCATTTTCTTGTTTA